TTACCCTTTTCTTTTTTCTAACTTTCCGTCTTTAATATCTATAGGGCTGTATACTGTAGGATCAAAAACCTTACATCCATTTTTAATCCATTCTGCTCTCCATAATTGGTGTGACTTTTCTACAGCTTCTTTATCATTTAAAGCCTCATAGTTAATGCTTGGATTATCATAATCATCAACACCATATTCAAAACCACAACAAGCACATATGACATTGCTACCCGCAAAGTCTTCGTAATATGGAGTTTCATCTAAATCTAGGTAACCACAAACACAACAAGTAAATATATTCATATTATTCACCTACTGTTTATTAAAATATAAAATAACCCTATTATTTTTCAAGTAAACAAATGCAAGATGTTAATGAAGTCTTATATGTTCTATGCTTCTTTTCATATACTACTCCAAGTCCACAATACATTTGTTACAAATATTACTTTTTCTTTGTCTTTTCTTATGTAATAAAGTATATCAAATTTATCATTTTCATCTAAATTAGTATAATCTACAAAGTTCATTTCTGTTATAGAAACCATGCGTGTGAACTTCAAACCAAATTTACTTTCTATTTGTTTGAGATAATTAGGAATTTTTCCTGAAGCTTCCTGCCTGAGGTTTAAATTAAAATCATTACTATCGTCACTTATAATTATATGACTATCCAAAATATTTAGTTCATCTATCACATACATAAAATTTGCATCCTTTGGAATAGAATGTTTAGTATTTTCAATTAGAACATTGATAATTTGATATTCTTTCCCATTGATATCTTCATTCATAAAACCTATTTGCGGAACGTATAATTCTATATATCCATTATATTTAATAAAATTTTCATGATAATTATCCAAGGTTGATTTAAATATTTTCTTAAGTCCTCTATGTTTTTTCATATACTCTCACCTTTTATAATTTTATTCTACCTTTTATAATATTTCTACATGACAATAAACCTATTTTATACCATTTTAGCAAATTATGTTAAACTATATTATAATTGTATAAAATTAATAGGAGTTTTATTTAGTCAAATACACAGGTAGAAATATAGGTGCTAAAATTCTATAAAATAAAGCGACAAGTACAATATTAGTAGTAAAAAATAATCCTGTCGTAACTTCATATATACAAAAAAAGAATGTATAAAAGGACACAAAAATATGGAAAAAAAGTTCGTACTTAAAGATAGAGACTATAAAGAAAATAATATAGCTCTTATATTAGTGAAAAAGGAAGAAAGAGATGTATGTACTGTATATAACTTGATAATAAGTTATGACAATAGGAATGTTTCAAAAGAAATCGCGTTATTCGAAGAAGATATACTTTTAATGAATACATATAAACTTAAAAATACTCTCAACTTTCTATATTTTACAGAACCAGACTTATCTTTCACAATAATTGATTTAGAGGACGGTATTCTTGTTTACATTAATTTGGACTCCGGAATTGAATACTCAAATATAGCTACAGATTCAGGATTATCAATAAGACTTAATATCACTTATGATTCTTTTACAATATTCTTATCATCCATTACACTTTAATCAAACCTTTATTATAGAACATTTATCCTATAATATCAGAACTTACACGATCTTTGAAATATTGATTCCATTTAAAAAGGGAGAGAATACTAGATTCTCTCCCTTTTTAGATATTTGATTTTGATTATATATTCATTTTGTTTAATACCTGGCATTTACTAGATAAATTCTATTTGTCTTTGATTTAATAAGTAATATGCACCCTACTTCTATTAATACTGTTTCATAAATTGGTCACGTTCCCACTCAGACACCTGCATACGGTTTATGTATGCACTGTTCACAGGAGTACATAGCAGTATAAAACATTGATTTCATAGTTTTTATATAAATAAAAACACATACCTATTTATAATTTTGTGTCCTTTTATGTGTCCTGAGCCATTTAATTATATTTTGGGACACATTAAGATATGTTGAGTACTACTCACGTTAATAAGTTACTAATAAACTTATTAAAACCAAAACGCTGAAATCCTTTATTATTAAAGGGTTTCAGCGTTTTTTTATTTCATTTACTTTTAAATACAATTCGTATATTATCATACCAAACTGGTGGAACTTTTTTAATAATGTGCGCACAGTAGAAAGCACCTTATCTTAAATGATAGGTGCTTTTCGGCTATTTAACCGAATTTTAAATTATTCGGGTATATGACCGGAATATAAAAAAGCCCTGCACTCGTAATAGAATGCAGAATTTAAAAATGGGTCACTACAACATACCTATATATAGTAGCTTTATACGACTTAAGAGAACGGTTACAACGTCAATATTATCAAGTGGTTGATTTACTTATCGCCATTTCATAGCCATAAATTATGATTTTATAATAATATATAATAAAAAGAATTTATTTTGCATTACCTTCTTTACCTATATCATCAAGATAATTTTTTACTTCATCAATATACCTTCTTACAAGATAAATAACAGTATTAAAGAAACTCACAACTGAAATATTATTATAATCAAAGAATAATTCTTCATCATAAGAAACTTTATCAGTTTCACTCATATGAATTTTGACTCCGTTAATTTCAATACCTGTATACTCAGGATCATTAGATATAATATGATTATCATAAATATTAATTCCATTAGCTAATTCTTTTTTAAAAGTTTGTTTATATAACTTGTTTTGAGTATTAATCCTTGAATGTTTATCGTTATTTTGCATTACATTGAGCGTTTTTATTAAGTCATGTTCATGTAATCTAATAAATATTCTTATCACTTTTATGTCTTTTATTTTATTTTGATTTTTAACTCTTTCAATATATTTTTCATCTGTCTCATTAAAATCTCTAATCGGTAAATAAGATTTTGGATTTGCTTTTATTTTTCTCTTAAGTACTTTATAAGCATACTCAGTAGTTGATTTAACTGCAATTAACAATAAGTTAATTGCTATTTGATCAAATATATCATATTTCTCTTTCAATTCTAGTTCTTTTATTGATTTTTCAACAAACACCAATTTTATTTTTGATTGTTCATACCAGTCTAAATCAGATAAAGTTTCCATTACTATCCCCCTATTTCATATACGATAAATAATAACACAAAAAAAGCCCTACACTCGTGTGAGTGCAGGGTTGATTTCTTACTTATAAATTTCTCTTACTCTTAATCGTTCGTGCCAGATCCATTCGTTATGGTTATTCCAATAGATACGACACCAACCGTTGATTGCTTCAAATACATAAACTTGTTCCCCTGCTCCGTAACTATAGTTGTTAAGGTGGAATTTATACTTTCCTGCAGGACCTGTTCTGAATGCTGACGTTGCTCCTAAATTATCGATAGTTGCCATGTAGTAAGCACCTGTTGACCATTTAAGATTTTTAGGTGGAATGCTACCAACTTTTAATAGTGGTGCTGAATTAACTGATGTTTGCTTAACAGTGACTGCTGCTGTCTGTTTAACGCACGTACCATCGAATTTAATTCTGATGAAGTAACCGATACCTGAACAGTCGTCCCAACGTAACGCCGCACCTGTATTCGCCATACCGTCCCAATTTTGTTCTAGGATAGTACATCCGTTAAGATTACCTTTATCATATACGATACCAATATGTCCGTATTGATTATCGAAACGTCCTCTTGTGAATACTGCGACGTCTCCTACTTCTTGTTGAAAATCGGGTGTGTTTCTATATACTGTAGCTTTGCCATTAAACGCGTTATTAGGTGCATCTTTAGCATCTCCCCACATTCTGATACCTGTCGCCCAATAAACGAAATCTACTGCCAAGTCCATGCACTGCATTCCATAGTACCCATCAAAATCAATCTTACGTCCAACATACCAATTTAAACGCTCACGCATTTGATTATAAGTTTTAACCATAATTATTTTCCCTCCATTTTTTCATTATTATCTTCAATATCTAATACATTCTTAAATTCCTGTGCTTGTTGCGCATTGCGAGTAATATTGTTATTTCTCCAATAAGTCCACGTAATAGATCCAATTAAAAATAAGTCACTTAATGTTTGGTAGATAAAAGTTTCATCACTTTTAATTAATGGCTTTCCATAATGCGCTAAAGCTGAATTGATTAGTGCAATTAATAGCACAACTAAACGTGTCAAAGCTAACTGTAATTCTTTATTCATTTATAAATTCCTCCAATTAAAATAAGCACCAGGCTATCTGCCTAATGCTTATCATTTATGTTTTAACATCCTCTTACTATTTAGCTTCCTGTACGAATGCGGTAAACATTTTTCTTAGTTCTGTGATAATTTCCTTTTCTGGACGAGATTCTGAATCCTCTCCCCATAGCGTAAGTAACGAGCCACAAACATTTCTTATTTTTGCTTCATACGTTATGTCTCCTATAACATTAAATTTATCAATCCCTGAATGCTGTTTCATGTATTCCATATCCTTCTTCGAATCTAACGTCTTTGCGCTGAACGTCTGAGTGTAAAAGTTTCCGTTATAGAGTTTGAAGTTATTCATTATATCATCAGGAGATACAGTACCTTTTAGGCTTTGTTGCCAATAACTGAATCTTAAACTGTCTCTCATCCCAGCATCTAAAGCCATTTCTAGAAACTTTGGGGTTACTTGATCGTTCCATATCACCGGTATATAGTTGTGAGATTCAACGTGCTTGAAAAGATGTTCCATAAACCAAAAAAGCCATTTTTGATTACTTATAGCAGCAGGCACCTCATCCATTCCAAGGTGAAATATCTGTTCCCCTTTATATCCAGGAATTTTGAATGCATCTGCAATCTCGTCAATCATATTCTTAATAAATTTAATAGGCTCTCCATCGTCCCAATAGTTAACAGTGTGTTCATCAAAATCAGAGACCACCTTATTGTATCTCTCTTCATCATTAAGTTTGAGTAGATTCAACCATCCCCCTGAATGTGAAGGTATGTCTAACACTGGGATGATCATTACATTACGTTCATATGCGTATTTACACAGATCATTAATTTCTTGCTTTGAATACACTTTATAAGTTGTCTTCTTAAAAAGATTCATCTCCACCCTAAATGCTTCATTATCTGATAGGTGCAGAAAGAGTTCTTTCTGTTCATTTTCGTATATAATATCTACTACTTCATACAAAGATTGCATATCGTAATATCTTCTTGCTACATCTAGATATATAGATTTATTAACCTCAGTCATCATTTGAATTCTCCTTTTAATAAGATGTTTGATCCAACTGTTTAAGATATCTTTTCTGCTTTTATAGTCTTTATTTCTTGTTTAATTTCTTCGTTCTGATTAAACAATGTCTTCATCTGTTCATCTAACCTCACAAGAATCGCATAGTTATTCTCAACATTAGTAAGTCTAGTATTGATATTCTTATCTTCTTTTTCAAGATACTCTAGCTTACTTTCAACCAATGTCACTCGTCTTTCATTTTCTTTAGACTTAGACATAACTGTCATTACGAATCCAGCCATCGGCAGAGCGACTGTTACGATCCACCTCAAGATTGCATCTTCCATTTTTCACGCTCCCGTTTTCATTATAAAGTTTCCTCTTCTACGACTACTTCCCCATTTTCATCATACTTAGTACGTTCAACATCTTGTTTTACATAGAAAGTTTTAGTTCCATTTTCAAAAATACTCGCTAACATATTCTGCATCTTACAGAGCTGTTTCGCTTGCTCCTCTTCCTTAAATTTAAAAGCGTTGCTAGGTGTAGCGCCTGCTACAAATCCATTTGAGTAATTGCGTGTTAAACAACTTTCTGAACCACTTGCACTTCTTTCTACTAAATAAAACTCTTGAATTTTTTCTGTTCATTTAATCAACTCCTTTTAAATTTTTTTATAATAAAAACCCCTAATCACTTTGCGTGAGTAGAGGTTGAGTATTATATTGATTTGACTACAAGTTGAGACATTTGATTATCTACAATTTTCTAATAACTTTAGCTGGGGAACCCATGATTAATAAATCGGACTGATAACTTTTTGTTACTAATGTACTTGCTCCAATTACATTGGAACAACCTATAGAAGCGCCATTTATAAAAGATGTTTTACCTCCTACCCAATTGCTATTTCCAATTTTATAATCAAATTTTAACTCCTTTCCTGCTCTTCTGCTAGCATCTCCTATTTCGTGTGAACCTGTAAAGAATGTAACATCTGGACCAAAATCACAGTTGTCTCCTATTTCTACCTCTCCATTTCCATAAATTTCAAAGCCTTTACCTATCCAAACATTTTCTCCTATTTGCAGTCTTGCTGCTCTACTTATGTTTATGGGACCAACTACTTTCGAGTTGCTGCCGATTGATATCCCTGCAAAATTTAGCAACTTTCTTTTAATTTTAAAAAAACGTGTTCCACTTAAATTATTCACCATTTTCATACAAAAGTTGTACACTAATAAATTTTTCATTGTATCTCCTTTGTTTGTTATTAATTTGAATATTGAGAAAGTGCATATACCTCATTAAGTTCAGTAGCTCGAGCAAATTTGTAAACATCTCGTCCGTAAGCACGATTTGCAGGAGCCGTACATCTTTTCCCTAAAAATAAACCTGGGAAACCACTAATATTGACACCTGTAGCTCCCTGTAAAAATGTTATCATCTTCTCTTCGCCAATTTCCATATTATTATCAAAGATAATACTTGTGATGTCAACAGAAATATTTTTTATTAAAAAGTGATCAGCTTCATTTAATTTTAATGAGATTACACCATTGATAGGAGTAATAATTTTGATAGATTTAAACCCTATAGCTATTCTTTTGTATCTATTGTCACTTGTAACTAACGAAGACTTACCCTTCGAAAGCATTTCAAAGAATGTTAAATCGTAATAATATACATTTCCTGCTGTGCTTGTTATGCCCGTCACTTTATTATAACGTCCATAATCCGTGAATTTAAGTTCATTGAAAAACTTGTTTACACCATATTGCATCTCAATAGAATTACTTTGCGATGCATTATCAAATATAAGCAGATTTGTTGCATAAGGAACTTCAAATCTCGCGCCGTAAATATAGTTTGTTTGTGTCTTCCGAAACTCCATGGCGATAGGATTACGACCTTCGAAAGACGGGCTAAAGAATTTATTGTTATTACTATGCGATATTTTATCTCCATCGATTAAAACATGTTGCTGCAACAAATCAAGATCTATAGCAGCATCACTGCCAAAACTACCATTATAAAAAGTATTTTCGGTAACCCAACCATCTGTTCTGTCTTGTAACTTAATACCATTTACACAATCTGAAAGTCTACCTAGGTCAAATTTATTATATGAAGTTCCTTTGTTGCCACTCGCTCTAACTAAAAGACCTACATAATGGTTTTTAATTTGTGGTAATTCGAACTTACTGAAGGAACAATTAACTATTTCCATACCTATAGCAGTATCTAAAGTTTGAAATGTCTTCCTCGTAATGCTCAACTGTACATTTATAGGATACGTTCTGTCATTTACTATCTTTGCTTCGTTCGGAGCTGCAATAATAACTCCTGTCTTATTATGATCGCAATATATCTCTAACCCGCCTCTTAAGTGCATTACATCATTGACAAATAAAGTATCTGTTGTCAAACACTTAATTTTTGGAGAAAACAGTTCTAATTTATTAGCAATTGCATAATTAAATGCTTTTTGCAAATTGGCGGTGTCGTCAACGATTCCATCACCCACTACTCCAAACGATTTTACATTAATTTGACCGTTCATCCTATCATATACTTCAGATTTAAAAGACGTCAGCCCATCCGCATTCACAGCACCAAACTCAATCCACTGCGTACCGTCATAGATATACTGTTTATTTTCATCAACAACTAGACGCATTTCTTTGAGTTCAGCTTCGGCAGGTAACGCACTAAAAGTTGCAACTTCTGCTTTAGGTTTAAACTCATTCTCTGCAAGCCACTGCGCAGTTGCTGCTTTATCAATGAATTCAGGTGAATTATCTGTTATAAATCGTTTAACTGATTGGTCAATTTCTGCTAAAGCTTCCTCTCTTGATAGGTTATTTATGACTCTTAATTCACTTTCATCATGTGTATAACTTACAAATATCTTAAAATCATGATTACTTGGAAATTTTTGACCATCGGCAGTTGTAATTTCAAGTGTGTGAGGATTTGTTTTCAAATCATTAGCGACTCGAAACATTACAGTTCCATTAACTATCTGCTCCTTAGTCTTCTGTCTAATAAGCCCATCAACTTCATCAAGGATAGTGAGTGTACAACTTTGATTCAGATCACTAAGTATCGAACCGTTAGCGCCACATAGCAATATCTCTATTGCGCTTGTATTATCTGACTGTTTTATGACTATATAATTATGAAAGTTGTTTTTTGTCTTGATACTATTTACTAGCATAACTTTCCTCCTCGATTTCCGATTTTAATTTAACGGGTATTATTTCTTTTAATTTTGTTTTATTATTAAGTTTTTCTAATGTTAAAAGAGTCGCATCAGCTTTCACTGATACAACTCCATCTTTTACTTCTAATTTTTCTGATTGTCTTGCTTTGACTTCATCAACTATGATTGCTCTATCATAATCATCATCAACTACGAGATTCAGTCCTGCTTTAACTATCTTTTCTTCTCCATCAATCATCTTAGTCAATACTGCCCAGGCTTCCATACCATCCCTCCTAATAATCTGTTGTTCCAACATATAAGGTCTTTACATTGATACTTGATGCGCTGTTCGATTTAATTCTGAAATAGAAGTTGAGGACTCTTTTAGTTGGTCTTCCTAAATCAATTAATAATTCATTCAACCTCTGGTTACCCTTGCCTGTGCCATCTACCATAACTGAATTATAGTAAGTCGTTGTTATACCATCGTAGCTAAAGACCTCTATTATTCCACTTCCACCATCACTCATATAAGATGAGAAACTAACTTTGAGATACCTTTGGAAATGTATAACGGTATATCCATCAAACTGAAGTGGTGAATTGCTCGTTGTAGAGAAGAAACCATCGATAATCTGAACACCGTAATCTATTTGTGGTGGACTTACTCTGAATACTGACATTCCAACGTTCAACGTACTATTTTTGATTGGTTGAAATCCGTTAATATCACTCAATGTCACACCTGAAGTAACACCAGTAATCAACTGTTGTTGCGACTGAATGTTTGTTTGTAACGTTGAAGTAGATTGATTAAATCCCTTTGTTACGTTTTGCAGATCATTAGATACAACACCGATTTTTGAGTTGAGGGCTGTTGTTGATTCGGTTAGTTTTCTTTGTAACAACTTTGTTCTTTGTTCTGCTATAGATTTCTGCACATCGTCAATAGATAATGGTTTTTCACCTATAACGACTGACTTATTATGTGGATTGGTGATATCTTCATTTGTTGATATAATTCGCATCCACTCTTTAACATCAAAAGGTTCAAAGAACACTTCATATTGATGACCTCGTTTATACTCATCTGGATCTATACCGATATATGATAAATCAAGTAAGTTAATCTGCATTTGCTGTTTTACTAAATTCTTCTTTATATCCTCAACTTTCCTTTTTGCAGCATTATATAATGTGTCTGGCGTATACTCATCTTCAAATATCTCTATACCATTTTGAATCCCATATATCTTCTGTAATTCAGGTATATCAATGTAATTCTTACCGCCGCTTCGCGAGTCTTCAACTATGGTTAATCTTTGTGACTGTCCAGCAGCACTTTCTTCTGCAGGTCCCAATGGTATTAAACGTGTCACAACATTTGTTGGATCAATAGATTTAGAGAATGATTTAATATTCTTACCGATTCTTAAAGCAGCATCTTTCTTTATGCCTATTGGATCTAACCAATCAATATAAGTTCCATCCGCTTCATATCTTACTAATATTTCACCACCCCAGCGCCCAATACAGTCATCAACAATATGCTGCCATACCGTCTTCTCTAGATAGGTGAATGCATATTTTGTTGTATCATACTCTACAGCTTCTGATATCTGCTCTTTCATAGTAAAATTTACAGCACCAAGTTTTATCTGTTTATATGATTCAACTTGCTTATTATGTTCATTAACTAAAAATGTGATATATGATTTTGGAGTCGCACTCTCAAAAAACTTATAAGAGGGATAACTGTCATGCATATAAGCAGCAGCACCTTCAACCGTATAATCAGAATTAAAAATACCGTCCTCAGCCATATGCTGAGACGGTATTAAAATTCTTCCTCGGAATACGATGTTATTCTTTAATTCATTCTTTATTTCAACGAGTGTTAAAAATGACTCGAATTGACGACTATCATTAATAAGCTCAAATTTAAACTCATCTATCTGATCTACACTTTTATCAAGTGTTCCAGACTTCATAATATTATCATCTCTTCTATAGTCCCAAATTGTCACTTTATCCGTATTATCAAATCGTTTTAAATTCACAGTATACATTAAAGCACCGCCTTACCATCTAACTTACTTATCGCTTTTGGTTTAGCTTCAAAGTCGATGTTTATATCCAAACGTTTTTCTTTAACATTCAGTTTACATGTACATGAATTACATTTTGCAATATAGTAATACTCTTCATCATAATCAACGGTTAGTTCTAGCCATCCGACATTATAAAGCCAGGTTTCAATTTCACGTTTCAATTGCATCATACGTTGATTGATTTCAGGTATTACAAAACCATCAATTGTGATTTTACGATTATTAAACTTTGTAGGACCATATGCATTAGTGAAATCATAATCCCCATCCATATGAGGAATTGTCTCTCTTATTTCTTTAGATTCAGGCAAAGGAAGATTGATATCCGTAATACGCATATCAAATGCAGATGAATGTTTATTATTATAAGTGAATCCTGTTGATTTTATTCTCATCGTGCTTTCCTCCTTGCATTAATCTTTGAATTAGTTGCTAACAATTTATCCATTTCTTTCGTAAGCTTGACACCATTTAAAAGGATATCAGGGTTTTTATTGACAAGTTGTTGAAGCAATTTAACTACATCGTCTTGCTTGTCATATTTTTTAGTTAAGTCTCGCAGCGTTTTTTCTAACTTCGTAATCACTACATCATTTTTCTTATCTTTATCTGACTTAATCTTGTTAAGTTGTTTCTGCAGATTATTCAGCTTGCTAGAGTTATTAACTAACTGATAACGCTTTGCAGTGTCCATGATGTATTTAGTAGATTTATCTAATGCCGTTTGCGTTTTCGGTAACTGAACTACTTTTTTCGTTGGTACTTTAAGCGTTCTGCCAGCATAAATCATATCTGACTTAAGGTTATTAGCTTTCTTAAGTTCATTTACTGTAGTGCCATATCTTTGAGCAATATGCCCCAAAGTATCTCCCCACTTGATATTATGTGTTCGCATTGTAGTTACAGTACGTGAGGTATTACTTATAGGTTTCTTCGGATTAGCTTTTACATTAGACTTAGTGATACGTTTACGCTCATTCAGATAAACGACTTTCTTTTTGTCGATTTTCTTTTGTTGATTCTTCAATGTTTGAATTTGTTTATTATTCGCATTAATATCACTGTTATATCCAAAGTTCGCTTGCTCACTAGATATTTTATTTACTTCAGCATTAATAGATTTTTGTAATGTATTAATCTGACCAATATATCCTTTGCCACCTTTTACTAATGCTGCTACACGAGGCATAGAGTTCTCGATACCACCAGCTAATAACTCTCTTAAAAGAATTGGATCTAATCCCATACTTTTAAGTTTACGGACATTAGAAGCGTATTCTTTCATCTTACTTAATCTGTACTTCATGAATGAAACAAAGTCTCTTGATGTATGCCCTTTTGCAACACCGAACCCTGCATAGTTCTGTAAATTACTAGCTATTGAAGAACGATAGTTTGTCTTCTCTTCTTGTAATGCCTTGCCTTCTTCTGTTCGTTGATTAAGTTTAGCAGTTAAACTTGATTTTTCTTTAATTAAATTTTTAAGATAATTCGTTTTTAATACTTCATTCTGCTTTAATTTTTTAAGACTAGCAATCTGCGCTTTATATGACTGTATATCATTTCTAGCATTAGCGATCGTCTTCTTGTTTGTAGATTTACTAATCTTATTATTTAAACTAGAAATCTTACCAGTGCTTGAAGTAATCATAGAATTTATTTTTTTAACAATGGTATCTATATTCTTCTGTGCAGCTTCAAGTGATAATGAACCTAAATTCTTAGTATTATTCATTATCAAAGTTCCAAGATTAACATCATCTTTACCAGTGACTTTATTACTTGATTTACCTCTGTTAAGAATTGACTTACCAGTATTGTAAAGAGATTGTGCTCTACTGATATACGAAGTAGATGCTTTAGGCTTAGATTGTACTTTAGTCTGCTTTGATACATTATTGCTTAAATTAGTAATAGACCCTGTTAATTTGATAATCTGACCAGGATATATTAAGTGGTTTTTAATACCGTTTAAAAGTTGCAACGCTTTAACAGTAGTACCATTCTTACGGGAGATGTCCCAAAGCGTGTCTCCCCACTTAACTCTGTGTGTTTTATTAGAAGTACCTTTCGAAAGCTTAATAGGTCCATTCACTTTATAATTAGCTTCTGCTAATAGTTGATTAGCTCTATTTCTTCTCTTTGGGTCCATTGGTATGATAGCTTCTTCATACTCTTCACCTGCAATATAACTTTCATCTTTTACGAATCCACCATTTGCAAAACGTCTTACACCACTTGGACCCCATCCACTTCTTCCTCCGGGATTATCATTTCTCCAATTTGAATTATTGAAGAATGCTAATAATTGATCATAACCACTTCTAATGTTAGTGTGACCTGGTACAGCGTATGCTCTGAATGTTTGTGGAATATATTGCAATAATCCTTGAGCAGGATTACCACTTGCAGTATTTTTATCCCAAACTGCTGATGATTGAACAATATTCTGATTACCACTTGACTCTCTATTAATTTGAGATGAAATATTTCGAACATCACCATCTGTTATTTTAACTTTCATCTGACTTGCTGCTCTTCTTATCTCGCTTGCCCAACTTTTACCCGCAGTATCTTTTCCACTAGAAACTTTTGATTTTAGGAATGCTACTGGATCCATAGTATTTCTATTCGTCAGTTCTGAAGAAGCTGGATTTTCTACTTGATAGTGCAAGTGATCACCAGTTGTCCATGCTCCTGAGTTACCAGACTTAGCAATCGCGTCGCCTTGTTTAACTGGCCCTTTTTTCAACACTTTACTTAAATGCAGAAAGTATTGAGCGATTTTACCAGATATCAGACGTGCTACAATACCACCACCGTAGTTATATTGTTGAGAAACAGTACCGCTTGTCGGCGCATGAATTGTTGTTCCTGATGGTATACCTAAGTCGATACCGTAATGTCGTCCTCCGTTAAAAGATGCAGGATATCCTGGCACTGGACTATTCGGACTATACGGTGTTGTTTTCGGCCAATTAAGAATCTCACTACCATCTACATCCCCGCCACTAAATTCTTCAAGCCATTCTTTAACTTTACTAACTAATGAATTTTTAATTGATGTAAATGCAGACTTTCCGAGATCTCCAGTTATACCCCCAACATTATCAAAGGTGCTTCCTAACTTACCTAATACTATATCTACGAGTTTGCTTGGATTCTCGATATATTCGAAAACGTCTCCAGCAATCTTTCCTACCATTTTCGATGCATCTATTACAGATTCTTTTACTGTGGAGCCAAACTCCATAGTATTTTCCCATCCATTTTTAATAGCAGTACCGATACTAAATCTTGGAATCAAACCTTTTTGCATTAAGCTATGCGTTTGTGTTCCGTTATAAACTTTATCACCTTTATTAAGATGTACTAATGTATCAGTTGCAGGTGTGAGTTCCATATCACCGTTAGCACGATGTATGATTTCTCTCTTAAATCCACCAGGACCATTTCCAGGCCCTCTATCTCCCACAACTGCAAGTGTTGGTTTGGCAATAGCACCATCTTTAACTGTTCCTGTTGATAGTTTTGGAATTTTACTTAATAAGTTTTTGTCCATAATCTTTGATGAAATTGAGTTAATTCCATCAATCATGCCATTAAGCCCACCGATTGCTCCATTTGCAACACTTTTACCCATGCTAGACGCTTTATCAGTGATACCCTTCTTTGAATCTGTAATAAACTTACCGATGTTACTTACCCATTTTGTTGCTCCATCGTACATAGATTCAAATTTATCTACGGCAGCTTTTTTTGTATCTTCTGCAAAGTTTGCCACATTCGTCTTAATCTCTGACCACTTTTTACCAATTGAATTCTTAGTTTCAGACATCCATTTCGAAGTGTTCTCATAAGACTTCTTGAATTGCGTATTCACATATGATGTCAAAAACGAAGCTGATAAACTTACATTTTTCTTTGTTTTTTCCCACTGAGTTAATACACGTCCAGTTTGAGAATCAATTTCTGTTCTAACACCTTTATTTTGCTTTTTAGCTTCATCTACCACACTTTTATGTTGCTTTTCTGCATTCTTCTTTGAACCTGAATACTGTCTTTCAGCGTCTTTAATAATTTTATCTGCCTGTTCTTTAGATATATTTTTTGTAATATCTCGTTGATATATCGCTTCATCTATCGTTTTGTCACGTTTTTTACGTGCATTCTTAATAGATTCATCACGCTCTTTAGCTGACGCTTTAATTACTTCAGATGCAGCTTGAATAGAAAGAGTTTTCTTGTTGCTCTTTAATCTTCCTAATATAATTCTTTGCTCTTTCTCACTATTACTTAATGAAGCAACAACTTTCTGATCCATTTGTTTTTGTAAGTTAGCTATCTTATTTTCTTCAGTACGAGTTAATGCACGCTTTTCAGTTTTAGCTTTTTTGTAGATATCCATTATCTGTTTATTTATCGTTTTAGCAGCTTTAACTTCTGCCGCATTTCCTGATTGCGCTTCAGTAACAATTCTTTGCTTTTCTTGATTAGAGATACCTTTAGTATCAACTAAAAGTTTTCTGAGTCCATCAGTTTCTCTTTTATGACGTTCACCAAGTTTTTTTGTAACATCAGCATTAATCTTTGAATAAATAGAAACAACTTCTTTATATTGTTGATCACCGATTGTCTTGTGATTAATCTTAAAATCTTCAAGTTTTTTAGAAGCTTTCATTGAAAGATCTGTATATTCTTGTAACACTTTCTTTGTTGACTTGCTGACACCTTTTCCAAAGACATCAACTGTATCTGTAGCTTTCTTTACCGAATCTCCTACTACTTTAAATGTGCTTTTAGAGATCATGCCAATAGGACTGATTTCAAATCCAAAACGCGCAAGTTTACCAGTAGAATCAGCTAACCACTTACCAGTATTTTTTACGCCATTGCCTAAGTCACCAACCCAATCAAAATCAATACTTCCAGCAACTTCTTTAAGTAACTTGCCAGTATTATCAACACCTTCTCTGAACCAGTCGACATGTTTGTATGCTAATTTAAAGGCACCATATAAAGTAGTAACAGCCGTAAGTGCTATTCCAATTGGTCCTCCTAATAAACCCAAACCGCGCGATAATAAACCACTTGATCTAGCAAATATTCCTGTCGCTTTCCCAGCGCCTTCAGCGCCTTTAGTAAATAACTTTATCGGTCCACTTAACTTACTATAAGCACCTGCAACTGCTCCAGCTCCTTTAGCCATCATTCCAAATGCAATAAGAGATGGTCCTGCGGCTGCTGCAATTCCACCTATACCTAATACAGCTTTTTTACTTCCGTCAGATAATCCATTAAACCAGTTTGATGCATCTTTGGCAGTGGCGGATAAACTTTTCAACGTATCAATAGCAACTGGTAATAAAGGTTTTCCTACTTCATTTTGAAAGTCAGCCCACGCTGTTTTCAAATTAGAGGTTTGAGTTCCTAATTGGTCTTGCTCTCTAGCTGCTTGACCCATTGCACCGGCAAGTTTGTTACCATCTTCAACCATTTTAAGTAGGGTTAATTGTTTTTGTTGTTCACTTAATTCAATAAATGATTTTCCGTATAATTCATTAGCTTTTGCATTTCTTGTTGTTTCTGTTGCCGAAATACCTAATGCTGCATCATTTTCATAGTTCCCTTTTAAGAATGACTGTAAGTTTTCTGATACTTCACCAATACTTTTGTCGTAAAAGGCTGCACTATCTGCGGCTGCTAATGTTGCTCTTGATGTTAAATCCAATGCGTCTTTAGTAGATGCACCTGTCGTCTTAGCAAATGCCGCCATTTGAGTATATGTACCGCGCAAACTGTTAGGTAATAACCCAGTTTCTTTAGAAATAGCATCTAAACTTGACTTCGCTTCTTTTTCCATGTTGCCAAATACAGTTTTAAATTGTGATTCAGCAGCACTATACTCACCAGCAACTTTAATAGATGCTGCTCCCATTCCTACAATTGGTGCTGAAACTGCCAATGACATGTTTTGGCCTATACCCATAGCTTTATCGGCTATTGCAGTCATTTTATCGCTATAAGCTTGTAACTCTTTTTGACGTTGCGCCCACGGGGATTTACTCAGTTGTTCAGCTTTTTTTAAGTCTTTTAATTCTTGGGTAACTTCACCGACTGAACGTTTTAAATTACCGAAAGTAGCCTCTTGTTTCTTTAATTCCGCATTAGCTTTAATTACTTTGGTATGCGTTTCGCCATACTCACTCGTTAATTTAGCAACTTTCTGTTTATGTGCTTCAACGATTTGGGACTGCACTTTCAATTTATCGGTCATACCTTTAACACTTACAGATAATTTTTCAATGGATCTATCTGATTGTTTGAATGTTGAAAGTGACTCTTTCCAGGTATTATCAGCGAGTTTCATTTTTGCATTTAAATTCGTTAATCCACTGACTAACTTACTATCATTAAGACCAACTTCAACAACCGATTTGCCAATAGGCTCTCCGATTACACTCATATATATCCTCCTTTCTCAAAAAAATAAACCTATTCAATACACTCACTAGAATGCATCGAATAGGCTTTCGACTTTTTTATTATTTGAAGATGAAGCATTAACTTCATCTTCTATCGCTAGATTATATTGATACATGTAGTAATGATAATCACCATTCATTATTTCTAATGGAGAAGTATTAAAATATTTAGCAATGACTGCAATATTTTTATCAAACATTCTCACAACGTCATCAAGTTCTACATCTTCAATATCATCATCGCTTAGTTCTTCTGAACTGGTACGGTACGGTTTCCCAACGCACTATGATATGCATGTAATAATGTTTCTTGATAAATACGTGCGTCTAATCCATCTTGTAACTCTTCTACAGTGAATTGATTATTAAAATATTCAACTATAAACTCTTCATAAATTCCAAGTATTTCAAGTTCTTTTTCTTCAGTGAATCGTTCCGGAATAAAGTTTCCTTCTTCATCTAATTCGTATTTACCTTTACCATCATTCTTATAAGTTAACTTACGCTCTTTATATCCTAAAGAAATTGCTTTGCGGTATACACGCCCTGGAATAACTTTAGGAGCTGTAATTGTACGCTCAGCACCTGCTGAATTAACTAATGTAATCTCCTTTAAAAAGTCCTTTTCTACTTCTTGTTCTAAATTTAATTCTTCTGTCATGTTAATTTCCTCTTTTCCTTTTATTTTGGCCAAAATAAAAGGGGAACAAGTCCCCTGATGTTTTACTTCTTACAAATATATGATTTACCATTTTCATGTTTCAATAACTGTTCAATGCGTTTTTGAGTTCCCTTCTTACTTGCTGGCTTCGGGTATGGATCATTAATTAAATATTCCTTGCCTTTATCCTCAGCATCATAAAAAGGAATAACTACAACGTACTCTTCTTTCTTTTCACCTTTGGTAGCTGTAGTTTCGGATTCATTTTTCTTAGTCGTCATAAACTATTCCTCCTACCTATTAAATAGTACGTGCTTTCCAACCTTTTGGCGTCGCAGTCACTGGTGCAGCTTTGCCAAATACTTTAGTAAAGAATGCGTCTAAAGTTGCGTAATCATCTTTCTTGATATATTTACGATGTTCAACTAATCCATCTGAGATACGTCCAGAGAACTCCCCAGTAATAGATTGATTACTGAATTCAATCTTATCGTCAGCAGTTTTCCCTTGGTCTCCTTCTACTTGGAATACTCCACGTAAAAGACCTACACATTCAATATCTTTATTTTTACGTTCTTTGTAGAATACTGCTCCAACTGTAGGTGGATTCAAAACACCACCATGTTTTGTAACCAATCCATCTTCATCTACTTCTAAACCTGCAAGAAATGCACGTGTTTCTAAAGGAATCGCAAATGCTTGTAAATCTACTTTTGTTTTACCTTGAGATACTGCAGACTCTTGAACTTCTCCATCTCCCCAGTTCTCAATCATATCTTCACTCGGGTTTACTTTGATATCTTGTGCCCCGCGAATATGGTTAATTTCACCATACACTGGTGCTTTACCTGCTTCATCTGTCGTTAATTCTGCAAAGTGAAAACCGCTAATGTTTACTGTTGAACCTAATGTTTCTGTAATTTTTACTAATGGCATATATAAATCCTCCTATTTTTTAATAAATTTCTTCTTCTTTTAATTCGTATGCATAAAAATAACGTCTCGCATCTCTATAGAGCGTGACGTTATCTGATACCTTCTCTGTGTGTGCTTCTAAAAAATCAACACAACTAAAGTCATTTTGCTTAAGCAATTTCTTAATCTTATTACCTAAAGTTAATAAACCTGTTTTTTGCCATATATCAACTTGAAAATAATATCCTGCTGCTCTAATTTCACCATCTCCGAAAGATAAATCGGGAGCATCTAAAAGCGTTATTCTGATGTATGGCGGAGAACTTTTCAAAGTTTCAGGAATATCTACATTTCTTACATTAGCTGACGGAATCATTTTTACGATTTCGCTATTAGAAACGATTATATCCCGAATAAATTTATATGGATCATCCATTCAAACAATACTCCCTTCTCATAACAGCATTCATTGCTCTCTTTTTAGCTTCCATTGAATTTTTTACTGCATTTGTTATTTTCATTTGGGGTTTCTGATGAACTGTGCCCCATTCTACAAAATGGGCCCTATATTCAACCTTACTACCTTCTGGCCAACCTATTTTAATTATCGTCTCACCATTTCTTTGATGTGGTTTACCTATTACAAGTCTATCTCTTGCTTTACCTGTATCAACAAAGATGTCTTTCTTGATAGCTTTAAACTGTACTTCTGCACCTGCCTGAACTACTTTATTACGTGCGCCATTAATATTCATTAACAACTTATTCAAGTTAGTATTATCAAAGCCTGATGTCTTTAAACTCATAACGTTGTACGCTTTGCAACGATATACATATATGGTAATCGTTCATCCTTATCTAACATATCAACGATTGAGTAATGTTCATCTTTGTAACGAATACTCATATCAGTTGTGATACCTTCTTTAAATCTAATCCTGAAATATATTTGATTTTCAGTACCAACTTGAACTGCAGAATTATAATCTCTCGTTCGAATATCAACTAATTGCGCCCAGCACTTATGAAATACAGTTTCTTCACTATTATTCCATCCATCTTCTGATACATCGTTAGTAGTGATGATAGTAATTCTTTTATCTAATCTACCTACTTTTTCATTTATCTTTTTAGATGTTTTCATACTTAAACCCTCCATATTCAATAGATAAATGTATGATTAAAGCATTGAGCGAATAAGCAATTAATTCTGCTTGTCCTGTAGGCTCCCTATTCTCATACCAGTGCATCACTAACATTTTTAAAGCAAGTATAGCTTGTTGATTTTCCATAGGTTGTTCCATAACATCTTTGAAAAATCCAAAACGATAATTTGTTTTTGACAAGATGAAGAGTTTAGCCGCTTCAATTAATGAATTGAGAGTGACATCCTCTTCATCTCCGTCAATTTTGCAAAATTCTTTAACTTCTTCAAGCAATGTCACTTCCATAATTATTCACTCCTAAACAGTTTCAATTACAGCAGTATCAAGCTTACCGTATACAACAGCTGCTTTATCTACTAATTTAACGTCTTCACGTTCGATGAATCGCATATCCGTAGAGTTACGAGTAAATGCTTTACCACCGACATTTGTTGTTAAAATAGACTGTTGTTGACGGTCAAATAACGTTACCGCTTCTTTTAGATCACCAATGATTAATGGTGCTACTGTTCCTTCAGATGGTAAGAATTTATTACCGATCACTTTCACTTCTTTACCAAAGATTTGTCGTTTACTTGGATCAGTCACAAGTGGTTGCATTAAATAGTTACCATTCTTATCTTTCAAAGTATCTAAGAAATTAAAACCATCTTGGTTTGTAACGATAACAGAAGTTGTTAAGAATAAAGGATCTAACGTTACATTCATTGCTTTCTTAATATCATCTGTTGTTTTAAGCGTTACTGCACTTAAAGTCTTAATAACATTTAAGATAAGTGAGTTACGAGTCACTACAGATTTACGTGCACCCCAACGAGCAGCATAATCAATAACATTTTCATCGCTATCTTGGATTAAGTCGTTCGACATCGGTAAGATACCAGCATAGTTTTTAATATCATACACGATACGTTCAAATTTAGGACCATCAATTTCAGGAATTTCACCCATTTCTTCAACCGCAACAAATGGAGTCATGTCTCCTAACTTCTCATATAAACGTGAACCTTTAGGACGTCTTACCGGTTCTACATTAACCAAGTTTTCTAAAGACTCGAAGTTGCGTTTATATTCATTAATCTTCATGCTGATGTCTTCAGGTACGATATATCCACCATCTTCATCAGTCTTTTCTACCATTGCGGCAGAAACTTCTCCAGATCGCATATAGTTCGCAAATGCTTTAAGTTCATTTTGTACTTCTTTTTTTGATTCAGAACCCGGCATAACATTGAAATCCACTACTGTATTAATATTTTTAGCTTGTTCTAAATCGTTTAAAGCATTAATTTGCGCTAAATAACTCTCTGCTTCTTCATACTTCGCTTTATAAGTTTCCATATCTCCACTGTCTACTGCTTCAGTTGCTTCATCTAAAGCTTTAGCACGTAATGCTTGTAAATCTTTTAATTTCATCTCTTTTCCTCCAATTTATATTGTTTTTTGATGTAAGTTGCATAAAAAATAAGCATCGTCAAAAATGACATGCCATTGAGTAATTATTTAACGACGTAACTTGCGTCGAGATATTTAGATCACCTCGTAGCTATCGTTTGGCTAACTCAATAATTTGAGCGTATGCCTTAGCTTTTTCAGATTCTAATTCATCATTTCTCATTAGGTTTTTAGGGACATTCTTATAACGTTCTGCAAATGATTTATCAATAGATGCAGCAACTTTAACTTCTTCTGTAATTTCATCGATAAATCCATATTTAAGTGCATCATCCGCACTTAACCATGTTTCTTCTTGCATCATCGTTCTGATATTACTTTCAGTCGTTTTACCATCTGTCTTGTTTAGATAAGTATTCACGATAGATTCATTAATCTTATCTAAGTCATCTGCAACTTTTCGCATTTCACGACTGTTCCCAATCGCAAACGTCCAAGGATCATGAATCATTAACATGGCGTTGTTTGGCATCGAAACAGTATCACCAGCCATTGCGATTACGCTTGCTATGGAGGCAGCGCATCCATCAATACGAGAAACAATATGAGCTTTATGTCTTTTAAGCATTGAATAAATCGCTTGTCCCTCAAATACGTCACCACCTGGACTGTTAATGTTTAAGTAAATAGTATTTACGTCTCCAAGTTCCTTTAATTCGTTGTTGAACCTTTTTGCTGAACTTTCACTAAACCATCCTTCAGACTCAATCGCACCATAAATATCAATTTCTGCTGTACTTTCGTTTAATACTTTCATCGAATAGAATTTAGTCGGCATTTTGATTATCACCTCCTTTACTATCAGATTTGCTGCCTTTAGCTTTAGATAACTGGTACTCTCGCATAATATCTAGTGGAACTAAGTTCAAGTTACCAAAATGCATGTCACCTAATTCATCTTCAAGTAAAGGCATATCTTCAAGCTCTAATATGTTATTTATATTATAGGCTCCAATGCGTTGCATAGTTTCATACATCTTTGCTCTTGATTCACTGTCTCCACGTAATTCCGCTTCAAGATTGAATTTACAGTAACGATTTTCATTTTCATCAACAATATTAAGTAATTTAACGTTACATTCTTGCTCAAAGTTTGTAACGATAGGAAGTATCGTATTAATAACATATTGTAATGACTGTTGCTCAATGTTAGAAAATGTCGCTCGATCAAGTTCACCGATTTTATGCGGTGGTACTTTATAGATACCAGCAATCTGTAGTTTGTTAAATTTCATCGACTCAATGAATTGTGCATCTTTTTGAGGAATAGTTATTGTACTGAAATCAAGTCCAGCGTCCATAATTGCAACATCTTCTTCATTGTTTACTTCGTACCACGCTTCACGTAATTTCTTTTTGTTTTCCGGACTAACAATTTCAGTAGTTTTTAAGATACCTCTTGGAATAGCACTCTTTTGATAAAATTTTGCCTGGTGTTTGTTTCCGCCAATATTTGTGGCCAAGTTTTCTCTAATAACTTCGATAGGTGAAAGGCCAACATGTCCATCAAAACTAAGTTCTAAAAAGTGCAGCACATCATCCGTATCTATCTTGTAATGCTTACCATTTAACGTTGTGAAATATACGTATTTCGCATTATCTCTATCGTATTGTTTAGAAGTCGTTAATGGGCTTAGAGGTAATATCTCAGTTACTTCACCTTTATTATTTCTCATAATCACGTTATATGCGTTACCATATAACATCATGTGAAAAATCATAAGACGTTTCCATACAAATGGTGTCATATTCTTATTCGGTTGCTTATTCAAACAAATATGAACTGGATGCGTATGTTCTGTTGTTAACTTATTATTTGCTTTCTGTTTTACCGATATCGGATATTTTGCAATATCATCAGCAAGAACTTTAATACATGTATAAACTTCACTTGTTTTAATTGCTGTATCTTCATTAATCTTTGAAGATATATCAGAATTAAACATTGTGTTGAACCAATTTTGACTACCAGTATATATTTCATTATTTACATTTATTGATTTTTTACTGCTAAATAACATTTACTCACCTCTTTCTACCTATCAAATAAGCTAGAGTAATCAGCATTACTCCAGTAATAACCAATCCATATACGATTCCAATAATAAATGCTGCAGTAACAATTAATGACATGCCTGCAATGAGCAGCATGTCATCTAAAAATAGCAATATAATTCTTAATAATTTTTCTAACATTTGTGCACCACCTAAAATGTGAATTCCTGACTAGCGATATGATCATTAATCGAAGGTCCTTTATCAACCATCGCTCTAACAAACGCGAAGATTGTAGATGCAATCGGGTCAATTCTGTCTTTTGATTTCTGTTTATCTAGCATTATATTACCCTGTGCATCTGATTTTTCAATCGCGTTAGATACAGCCCAAGTTAAAACTGGATTATTATCATGTCTTACTTTACCTTCAAAAACACACTCCCTAAAGAAAGAAGTCGGCTCGCTTAACACTTTCATACTCTGAGATATTTCAACCGTCTTATAGCCTTTATATTGCATATTAGAGGAGAAGTGCGTTGCATTGTATGGGTCAAAGTCAATTTCAACTACTTTCCAACCATTTTCTTTAGCGATTATATCTACATAGTGTTCTATATAGTTATAATCGACTACGTTCCCTGGTGTCGCTGTCAAATAACCGTCTTCTACCCACATTGAATAAGGTACTTTATCAGTATTTTCTCTTTCTTTTAACGCTTCTTCAGGTAAGAATGAATGTGATCTAACGTCATATGTCCCGTCTGGATTAGGAAATACAAAGCTAACAGAAGTTAAGTCAATTTTCTTTGATAAATCGACACCGACATAACATTCTCTTCCTTCTAAATTATTCGGCATTTCTTGGCCACAAGCGTTCCACTTATCCATCTTCATATATCCGTTATCTTTTGCATCTACCCATATATTCATATTCTTTGTTAGATATGTCTTCATGTATGAAGGTACATCTAATGCCCGCTTCAACATTTTTCTTAAGTAGTTCATACCTTCTTCGTGAGATGCTGCAATCGGATTCGCTTTTGGCCAATTCTTTTCATCACGTATATCGTCATCTTTATCTAACTCGTTTATCATCACAAAGTAGTTGTCATTTTCTATAGGGATATTAGGATTTAATATTTTTGAGACATAATCATATTCAACTGTATAACATGGTTTATTCAAATCATTACCAGCAGTTGTAATGATAAACATTAAAGGTTGAGAACGAGCTCCCATACCAGTTAGGATTACGTCATATACTTCTGTCGTATCGTGAAGATGATACTCATCTATCAATCCACATTGCGGGTTAAATCCATCACCTTTTTTATTATCCTCTTTTGATAATGATTTTATTGTTGAGTCTGATTTTAAATGAACGATACGGCCATATTTAGCTTCAAATTTATCTTTGAATTCAGATTGCTTTATTTGAGCAGATAGCTCATTATAAATAATGTTTGCTTGCTCTTTTTTAGTAGCACCGATATATACTTCCGACATACCTTCACCAAGTGCACTAGCTTCATATGATCCTACACATGATAATGATTGTGATTTTGCATTTTTACGGGCAACTTGCCAGTATGCTAAAGAAAATCGCCTATAACCGGTCTGATAATGTACCCAACCATATATATTTGAAAATATGAATATTTGAATTGGATTAGGTACGATTGGTGTCCCACGTAATGGGCCTTTAGTGTGCTTGAACTTTGTCATCCACTTTAAAAATCTCAATGCCTTTTCTTCGTTAAATACATATGGAAACTGTTTAAGCTTTTCTCTTTCTAGGTCACTTAAAAAGCGAAGACATGCCCACTTGTGTTTTTCACAAGCGATTATATCTCCGCTTAATACATCATTTGAGTATTTAATAAGATAGTTTTTTAATTCCATCATTACACATCCTCAAAGTCATCATCTTCTTTTTCAATTTCTGCCTTTGCTTGCGCAAGTGCCATTTTTGCTCTTGCAGATGGTGTAAAACCAAACTGAATACCTAACTGTCTTACCTGATCATAGAATTGCTTTTTCCTTAGTATCGCTTCTTTATCCATCACCAATTCATAAATAGGTTCATTGTCCTCTGTATAATCAACAACGACACGTCTAGCTAAACCTGTTTCATTAATTAGCTTTGTAATCTCAACATAGTTAGAGTATGCATCACAGTACATTGCCAAAGCATGAACATCAAGATTATTTAATACGTCGAGTTCTGACATCTGATCTACAATATACCTAAATTCTTTCTTGGCCAACTTATCAAGCCATGTCGGTGGCTTCAGTTTATCCTTTGCAGCTTTCAATGCTTCTTCAGCTTTTTTACGCTTTTCTATTTCCGCTTTAGTTCTTCGATTCTTATTGCCATGTATTAATTGTAAATCGATTGGTTGTGCTTGATTTCCCATGTAATGCACCTCCTTTTTTTGCTATATTGAGATTTTTTTGAGCGAATTTTGTGTGCGTTTGACTGGGGCGCCGTTGTTTTGACGGTTTTTCTTAGAGATTTAAGGTGGGGGGTATGAATTAAAATTTTATTTTTTCATAGGCTTCATACTCTTCAACTTTTAAAATCTTTTTCATTTTGTTTATGTTGTCTTCTATCTGAGTAAATACATTGCTTTGAATCGTTCTGCCTGCAACTTCTACTGTATGTTCACACAAACTTCTTTGTCTGATAATGTGTACAAATTTACAGTTGATACGTTTAAGCTTATTCGATTCTGATGTGCTTAGTGTTGATCTAATCAACCAGACCCTTTTAAACTTGTATTTTTCTAATGTTAGATTGTCTATAACAGTTTTAATCATATCGTTTACCATTTCGGTTGAATCGTATGCATTTAGAGTTCTATCGTGAATTGGTTTAAATGTCATTGTTGATATTAATTCATCCATATCTATAACTATATCTCTTTCTTTATCACAGTTATTATAAACAAAGGTACTCTTACCACTTCCAGGCAATCCAACAACGACTATTACAAGATTCTTAGTGCTTGTATGAAGCCCCTTCTTCGTCTTAGTATGCTCCTGATTGTGACATGCACTGCACACAGTCTCTAGGTTGTTCATGTCTAGTCTCAGTGACCAGTCATCCTTAAGCTCTACTATGTGATGCACTATGTTACCAAAGGTTGTAATGCCCTGACGTTTACATTGCTGACACAAATAGAAGTCACGTTGAAGTACAGCTGCCCTAACATCTTTCCACTGCTTCGAGTTATAGAAGCTTACCTCTTGTTGGTCTGTACGCTCACGATCATACTCCTTATGTTTCTGCTTAACAGTATCACTATGTACGTCGCAATATTTACAACTTGAAGTCCTGCCACATCCAGGATAAGCACATACACTATCCGACTTGCTCGCCATTGCTTCACCACCAAATAAAAAGGACACAAGCATATCGCTCATGTCCTTGATATATTTATCTACAATATAATATTACTACGTTTTAATTATAAAAGTGTTCGTTATTTGTTCGAAAAAAGTTCGCAGAAAGTTCGCGTATTTTAAAATCTCTAATTTTCTAAATCAGTAAGAAAATCAATATCATTATTTTCCGTAATTCCTTTTGAGTACAATAATTCTTCAAGTTCTTCATAAAATATATCTTTTTGCATAAAAAACTCCGTTCTGCTTATATAAGTAGAACGGAGTAATTTGCCCACCTCTAGAGTGAACTTTCGTTATGCTTATAATAAAGTATTCTAGTAATCTTGTCAAAATATATTTTCCCTCTAGTCCAATCAATTTTTTAATCCACTTTCTTCGATCTATCCCATTCTTCTTTAAGATAGTCACTTAGATACTCACTGAATTGAATTATTTCATTGTAGATTTCAGTATAATCTTCAGAACGATTCTCATTACTAGTTATAGTAGTATTTAAATTATTTTTTATTTTTGACATTTTATTCTTTATTTCTATATGTTTTGAATTCTCTTCATATTTATTTTTTTTATCTTTGTTCTCATCTATACCATATTCTTCAGTATAATCATCTTTTAACTTCAGAGAAGAAAAGAACATTCTTAAATGAATTGTTTTTTCGATAACACTATCAATTTGGCTATTATATTTATTAATGCTATAATCTAAACTTTCTTTCAATCTATCAACTTTTTCTTTTTCGTGATTTGAAAGTGTATTATATTTTGGCTGTTGAATTGATATTTTTTCAGCTTCAATAATATTACCATCCTTATCATATCCTGTCGGAACATCCACATAGGTTTCGTAAACTATAACATCGTATTCACCTAAAGACTTTTTTAGCTTCAAAATATTTTTACCATGAACAATTAATTTATGTAATTCTGTTATATATTCTGCCGAACTTTTACGAACTGCTTGAATCCAATCTATTCTCGATTTAGATACAATATCCGCTCTAATCCTTTTATCATTTATTCCAGAGTTAACTGCTCCAGTTACTAGACCAGCTATCACTGCGGAACTTAAAAATTGCATTAATATATCCATTCATATCCTCTCTTTCACTTATTCATATCTAATATTGTGTATAACTCACAAACATATTATAACCCTTTATATATCAATACTTCCACAAGTTTTCTGAAAATTAGTTATGCATAGCTTATATATGCATAACTCTTTATGTAACTAAAGAGTTTTAAATATAAAAAATAGACCTGATTTATATCAGATCTATTTATCACCATAAGCTCATTTCTTTATAAATTAATATTGGTTCTTCATCTTTATAATATCTATACATCATAAATTTTAAAGGTGGTTCATATCCTGTAGGCCTAAGTTTCTTTCTAATATATTTGATAAGCTTGAACTTAGCATATCGTTTACTAAATGACTTTACCCAATAAATTTCTATGCCCTCATCAACTGATGCCATTGCATAATAATATTTCCTCATAGTTATCTCCCTTTCAGTATACAAATTCAAAATTAGTCATTATACTCTTCCATCCCTAAATAAAAAGCAAGTCGTATAATAGCATCATTCTTAATCTCATAGTACTTTGTCTTCCCTATACCTAATTCTGTATAAATATCAATATCTATACCTCGCTCTTCCTGTAGATACTTATTAACGATAATATACTTTTCATCAGGCTTTAGATTATCAATAGCATTGTGAAGATTATCCATTAATTGTTGTCTTTCTAACATCATCTGCTCACGCTCAATGTTCTTCGATACACTTAACTCAATCTTATTCAGATCCTTAACTGTTGTTGGTGGTTCTAAACTAAATGACTGAGTAACAGATGGATAACTTCTTACTGGCATTAGACAAAGTAATCTGTTGTATTTGTTAAATAGCTTATATACATTCTTTCTTGTTTTGATAAAGTCCAGGTTCTTAATCTCTAATAATAAAGTCATTTAGTAACCTCCATGATTCTGATATAATATAGGTGTCGAGTATATTATGCAGAGCCATGAAGGCTCTTTTTTTATGACCGCTTCTATTAGTCCTTCTTCATTGATGTCATATTACTTTCTTATATACATCCATAACATGATTACTTCTTTTTCAAATTTCCTTATGTAATCGTTCATATATCCTTCATACCTGGTAATGATAAGTTTGAGTATATTAATCATTAAACACGTCAATCATTCCTCTCTTTTTTTATAAACCTTTTGTTTTTCAATACGATAAAATTCTTTGTACGGCACCTGTAATGTATCAAGAAATTCCTGTGCAGTTTGTTTATCTACTAAAGTAGCAACTATCTGCCTTTGAGGATCTATCACGTTATAGTTTGTTCGAACTTGTTCTAGCTCCATTCTCCATTTCCTCCATCCTTAAAACTAAGCTACTAAGACCCAATTCATTAGCTGCTTGTTTAAGTTGTTTCCTTAAATCCTCATACATTATTATTTATCCTCCTGTAATCTCTCTATAAGTTCCAACATTCCATTATTTCTTGACCAACTTAACATACCGAAAGATTTTTCTTTTTCTTTGACGAAATGTTCCTTTAAATTTTTCCATCGCTTTTCCAATAGATCAGCACGTTGTTTTTCATACGCAAATGCATAACCTAACGCAGTGTCAAATTCCATTTCAACAAATTTTAGTTCACTCATACACTTTGCTTCGACTTTGTTGTCGTTGTAGCTTTCGTTTTGAATAATATATACTTCGCCTTTAATAAGTAACTTATCCCCTACTTTAATCATTCGTCATTCTCCTTTTCGAGTTGTAAAATATGCAAATTATATTCTTTAATCCTCTCTCTAAACTCTTCGTTCTCTTTTAAATTTATATATCCTGATGGCACTGCTACATACTGTACTTCATCTGTATCTCTCACAATCCCTCTCTCCTTTCGTGAGTTAGTCTTCATTACTCCGTTTTACTCTGTTTTTGTGTGAGTTAGTCTGCATCTAATTTTATCTATCCACGTTGGATTTAAAAACACCTTCGAATGATGGAATGAACCATCAAACATCATGCCATACGAACGAATACCATTGATTCGCAGTACTTCCTCTAAATCCTGGTTATAAATAATCATTACGTTAAACCATATATCTCGATAACCTAGTTTTTTATATATGTTTATGTTATTCAAAACGAAATTCTCTAAACGGTTAGAACCGTCAATTAAAAATGGTGGAATATTGACATGAGCTGTTTTACGTTTTCTCATCCCTCATTCTCCTTTTTGAGTTTCATAGGTTCTCTAAATGATTGTTGCAATATTATTCGTTCTAACTTAGTTAGTTCTTTATTACTGATAATATTTATATCTTTAACAAATCCTTCGTTATCTCGTGCATAAGTTAGCTTAATAGTTACTTCTGTTACTTCCACAATCCCTCTCTCCTTTCAGTTAATCTAAACAAGGTAGTGTTCTTTTAATATTTCTTTGTAAATTATCAATAGCTATAAGAATGTCTTTAGCTGACGCTTCATGTCTATTAATTAAATCAATTCTCAAATTATCTAAGTCAACACACACTTCCCACAATATATCGTCCAACTCATTGATACGTTCTACAACTCTCATATCTGCGCTTGTTTCACCATGAAAAACGATTCCCTCTGTTAATTGCTCTGCACTAATTGTTGATTTAATTTCCATCTCTCATTTCCTCCTTATAATTCTTCCAACTCATCCATTTTGAGAAGAGTTGCTCTAATTGATAATTCATCATTATCGTAAAAAGTCTTCTCTTCTATCAAAACATTGGCAGCATAATAACCTACTACACTCTCTTTTTGTTTCTCGATATGTTTTTTAAGAGAATTCCACATTTTTTCATAGTTCACAATCCCTCTCTCCTTTCGTGTTACACATGCAACACAGTCCAATCTGAATATTTTTCTCTAAATTCTGTTAATGTTACTGATGATAAATATCCATCAATCGTTTTAAATACATACTCTCCTCGACCAACTAATGTTGGGCATTTTCCATGACACATATCAAATTCAATATATTCTTTACCACTAGCAAATCCAACGATAGTAATATTGTGAGGTTTAGCCCACTCTTTGATTCTTTTAAAATTTTCCCTAGTACCATCCCATTGCATAACTTCGTATTGCTTAAGCACTTGTGGTGGCTCTTGAATAATTAAATCTGGTTCCATCTCTCATTTCCTCCTAAATCAATGTAAAATCATCATTAAACGCTACTTTAGGTATTCCGCCTGAAATACCCCAACCTTTGAAGTAAACATGTGACTTGCTGCATCCTGTAATTACATATAAATTACCTGTAGATTTGCATTTAATATACTTACCTTTCTTAAACATAAGATCACTCCTATATGTTTGTGTCCTTAGCGTTCAAGTAATCAAAGAAATAACCATTCTGTGTCTTCACTTTTACTTTATTATCTTTAAACCACTGATTAGGAATACTCTTACGCCCTAACGACTCTTTTAAAGTCATGTATTCATCAATATGAACTAGGTACATCTCATTAAAGTTACGAAAGAATATGAGAATGAATGCTATGCCATTCAATCGCTTCACATCGTTCAAATAGTCTTCCTGGTGCTTCTTAACGTTCTTGAAAGGAAAACTCGTCTGCTGACATTCTTTAGTATCGAATGCTATAAACTGTCCTGTATGATATATGCCTACAAAGTCAACGATTGACTTCTCTGTATATTTAGCACCTACAAGTTGGCCACCTTTTCGCGTTACTGCTGTTGGTGTAGGAACTTTAGTCACTAATGCTATATTTCTATGTCGATACATGTTATTAGTCTGAACGATCCTATCTTCTAACCATCGTCCTCTGAAACCTTGCTTGTTATAATGTGCTACCATTTAACACCTCTTGTATGTAAATAGAGATAAGAAGCGGCTTACCGCTTCAAATCATTTATTCAGTAGTTCTCTTACTCGTTCTAATATGTCTTTCTTTTCTTCATCGTTGTTCTTGTTCATCCTTATTTCTACTTTCAATTAATTTTACTGATTGCTTAACTGTCCTCTGAAACTGTTTCAAATACTTCTTAGACTTAATGGTGGTTTTCGAGATCTGATGCTTTAACGAATGTTCCATCTTTCATCTCGCCCTTTCTGTCTTTGATTTCGTTGTATGCCACTTCTATGCACTCGATAAAATCTAAGTTTTTAACCTGACATACTGTAAGCAAGTCTTCCAGCACCCATGTCACTTGTAGGCGTATATTATTGTTGTTATCGCTGTATATAGTGTCTGCTGCTAACATTCCAATTTTCTGCATCAGCTTTATACTGTATAGCGTTGAATCGTTGTCATTTTCTTCATAACTTCTTTGAGTAACATTAAATGCTTCTAGTACTTCATCAATTTTTATTCCTTTTTGCTGACAGTAGATGATGATTACAACAAACACATCACCAACTGCATCCTTCACTAAATCAATCTTCTTTTTAGCGATACCAGCAAATAATTCTCCCGCTTCTTCACCAAGCTTCAATATCTGCTTACGTGGATCTTTATCATGTAGTCCTCGTTCTGTAGACCACTCTCTAATCAGTTCTGCATATTTAATTAATTCGTTTGTCATTGTTCATTCTCCTTTATTTCTTTTTCAGGTTGCCATGGCATTACTTCATCTATTCTTATATAGCTTGGATATTCTTCTTTACTCACTTCTTGAACGTCCACTATTTCTTTTTTAATTTTTACGTTGTTAGGATGGCTATTTATCACTTGCATAGCTCTATCTTTAGCATGTTCTATATCCTGTGCCTCAACAATACAGAACGGGTGAAAGAAGACTGCTCCTTGCATTATTTCGAAAGTTATTTTGTAAATCATGTTTTCCCCACCTTAGTTATATATTGGTTGTAATGGCCATACGTAGACCTCTTTAAATTCCTTCGTATTCATAAATCCGTTAATCTCATAAGCTACTGCGTTCCAGGTATGCCCCCTAAAATACTTTCTGCTTTCTCTACCGCTTTTGTCTCTGATCACGCAACGTAACTCTTTTGTTACTTCATCCTCTGTCACTACTTTGCTATCAATCAATCCAGTGAATTGACTGATTATAGCTTTCGCATATCTGTCCATAGCTTATCTCCTTCACATATAATCGAATAATGTAGGTTGTCTTTCAGGCCTTACGTTCTTGTATTCAATTTGTAATCCGTCTTTTAGGAAGAAACCTTCAACTGCTAGTAATTTTCCTTTGCTATCATAAGCGTTATATATATCGAAAGGTCCCATAGTTCCGCCCTTTTCACTTTGTCTAAACTCAATGACTGCAACGTTGTTTACTCCAATTCCTAAACTTTTGTTGTTTGTTGATACTCTGCTGATTATTTTATTCATTGTTCACACCTCAATATCCTGCTGAAATATATGTTTTATCTAAGATGCCTTTAATCTGATCTGTATATCCAAATACTTCGACCATATCTTGATAGAATTCTTGATTTTGATTTAAATATTCGAGATACTCTCTTTTCATTGGCATGTTATATCTAAAGTAATTTCTGATATCAGTTTCTTTACTGCCTCTCTTTTGCGGTACTGTACCATCCCATTGACTTGCTGCATTTTCATGTGTATGCCCACTTCTTAATCTCTGCCTATACTTTATTTCACTAATTCCATTTGCCTTTGCTACTTCTAAATATTTAAAATATTGTCTGTCGTAAACGATTTGATATACTCTAGACATTTAAATCACCTCTTTAAAACGGTAAATCGTCATCGCTAATATCTATTGGCCCATCTGCATTAGCAAATGGATTATTACCTGGCATTGACTCCTGCGCCTTTTTCTCTCGTTCTGCATAATCACTTGTTTTTTGTGCTTGCGGATAATCATCATAGTGATCTTCACCATTTCTTGAATTCTTCGGTTCTAGGAATTGAACTGATTCACATACAACTTCAGTTACATATACTCGTCTACCTTCTTGATTGTCATAGCTACGTGATTGTAATCTTCCATCGACTCCAGCTAAACTTCCTTTATGCAAGTAAGTGTTAACATTGTCTGCTTGCTTACGAAATACAATGCAGTTTATAAAGTCTGCTTGTCGCTCGCCCTGTGCATTAGTGAATGTACGATTAACAGCTAATGTGAATGATGCTACAGCTATTCCAGAATGAGTAACTCGATATTCAGGATCCTTTGTTAAACGTCCTACTAAGACCACTCTATTCAACATCTGATTCACCCCAATTAATATAGATTCCGGTGATTAGGTTATCGTTAGGTGACTTAGGTGAGTAAACCCTTTTGATTAAGTCTTTACCAATTTCTAAATGGTCAGCGAGATCGTCGATAAATCTATTTGAGTTGTGCGTAATAATATATTTAAGACTTACATCCACGCTTAAAAGATCATCAAACGCAATCAATGTAGATGACGCGCCTTCTTTTGAGGATGTTATAATCTTTTGTTCAACTACATCAAAGGCTTTCTCTACATTATTGCTGTATGCTTCTTTTTGATTTTTTAATGCTGCTTCAATAGTTTTATTCATTGGTTCTCCTCTTTTCGTTTTATAATTTGTTATGTTCTGTAACTTTTTACTGTATAATTTTCTTAATCTCATAGGAAAGGTGGTGAAAATATGGATTTAACGCTTATTACTGCAATGGGGACATCTTTTGTTACAACTCTTGCTACTAAAGGTGCTGATGCTCCAGGTAACACTTTAAATTTAGCTTGGCAATATGCTTTTCACGGCATGGATTCTTATTTTAAACAAGGTCTAATAAAGAAAGAATCAGCTCAAAAATTTCAAAATGAAATTTCCGAAAATATCAATGAAATTCCAGAAGAAAATATTGTTAACCCACGTAAAAGTATAGTAATGAATGCTATGGAAGGTGCTCGAAACTCTCTAGAAGAAGATTCTATTCGTGAAATGTATGCAAAGTTGATTGCGTCTGCCTGTGATTCTCGCAAACAATCAGATCTGCACCCAAGTTATGTTGAAATCGTTAAGCAATTAAGTCCTAATGATGCTAAACTTTTAGAACAATTACGTGTACTTGATAAAAATCCAAGTGTCGAATACTTCACTTCAACTCACGATGGAGGAGAAATAGATCTATCAAGTAATTTTGTTTTACCTTTCGTTCAAAACTATCTACAAACAGTAAATGGTTTGGAAAACTTAATAAGATTAAATCTTGTAACATTCGCGAAAGGTAGACATCTCGTTGATTCGAAAGTATATACATCCTTTGAATCACCAGCATTAAAATTGTCAGCGGTAAATGATGCCGGAAAATTTTTACTTAAAATTGCAGTAGATCAACAAAAGAATATAAACATTAACGATTCGGCCTATAATCCCGTCAATGGAATTGAATTAAGAAAAAGTTATGTTGAAATCACTTCATACGGAAAGTCATTCGTCAGAATATGCATAAACTAAACTACTAACACTTTTCATAGCGTTATCAAATTCAGTAAAACGATTTTTAATATAATACACATCACATTTTATATGCTCTACTTCTTTTGCTCTCTTAATCTCCTCCGCCAAGATGACGATTAAGAGGGCTATTTTTAATGTTTGTAATCTATTCATGTCACATCCTCCTTTCACTGATTTTATTAACGGCTATACTTAATGACTGGTCATCGTACTTCTTCTTTATTTCTTCTACAGCTTCTTCAACAGAAATTGCTTGGACAATCTGAGTTAAGTTAGTAATTACCGTATTGTTCCTCTTGCTCAGCAAGTCGTAATACACTTTGAAATACTTTGTAGCTCTAGTGGATTTATCAATCATGAAGCGGTGCCTTATGCCATTTATATCTTTTTTTACGATTACCTTACCGTCTAAGATGTCTAGCAATTGCTCTTTAGTAAATGTCACTTCTTTATGCATGATGTCTGACACCGCCTTTATCCTCAAACTCTCTTGCACTTTCTTCGAGTTCTTTTCTTAACTTCTCACGTTCCTTTTCAAGCTCGTCATCACTCAGTTCATTTGAGCTGTTGTGTGCTGGTACTTCATCAGATGGTTTGTTAATCCATTCAGGTGTCATTTCTTTAGATTGGTTATTATTCTTGTAATTTCCACGTTGTCGAGCCTTTTCTAATGCTTTGAATTCTGCTTGCTCTCTTGTCTTAATATTTTCTGCTTTACAGCGTTTTAATATGCTTTGGATGTAGGCATATCTTGTGATGTTATTTAATGCTGCTTGTTCCATGGCATACATTACTAAATCAATTCCAAACTCTTTTAGATCATCTGACATGAAAGTTACAGTTGTATTGTTAACAATCGGATTAATATTTTCTGTGTAAAATTTATAAACCAATGCAAATTCTTTATCATCCTGCTCCACCACCACTTGCTCTTCTTTATCGATATTCACATCTTTATCATTGGTGGTACTGTTATTTGTTATATTGTTATTCTTAAGACTGTTATTCTTAAGACTGTTATTCTTAGTCCCTACATTTTGTTCCGATACGTTTTGTGTCGATACGTTTTGTACCGGTACATTTTGTAAGGTTACGTTTTGACCCGATACGATATTGTTATCGTGTTGTTTTGTACCGATACTATTTTGACCCGATACTAATGCATGATTAATGTGATAGATATTGTTGCTGAATCCATTTGATGTTCTCTTTCTAGTTACAGTAAGATATCCTGCATCTTCTAATTGCTTTCTGTATTTCTTGAATCTTCTTTCACTTATATTTAACTCACCACATATTAATTCAACACCAGGAAAAGCTGTACTAGATGATCCTGCATATGATGACAAGTATGCATAGAGTGCTTTCGCCTCTATGTCGATACTTGTATCTTTCATTACACTTTTAAATACAAGGCCATATCCTTGTATATTTGATTCAATTCTTTGTTCTGACATTAAATTCACCCTCAATCTTTCTAAAGTAATTAAGTAATCCTTCTAGATCTGAAAACTGCTTATGCACTGTCATTTTTGTTTTACCTACTCCATCTACACCGTACTTAGCAACTTGCAGATACCAGCATGAGTCTTTTAAATATATAAATGCTTTGTAATTATCGAATGATTTAATCCATTCAAGATTATGTGAAGTTGATTCCTGAAATCCTTCTAGTTTTAATAAGTCTACATCTCCGAATCTAGTAGCCATGAACTTCACCTCTCAAATCTGTTTTAATCTGATAAGCTACTTCGCTTTGTAATTGCCACGTCTCGATAAAACGAATTGCATCCTGGTACTTGCCACGCGGAATACTTTGGTAATTAGGTACATTAAATGCTGTGTATAAACTTCTGTATAATGCTGAATATACTTTTCTACTAATCTTGCTAATAGGTATACCGTTGAATTGATTTTTCATTACTTCAGTTGCTTTTCTCTTAACAGTCTGATGTATATGCTTAGACTCTCCCGGAAACACTGGTATTGATGTTTCTATCGCTTCAACACGTTCTACAAGCTCATTGTTTCCTTTTGCAATTAATTGGATCTGTTCTTGTGTCGTTAATGGTTTAACATGATATGATCCTGTCTTTCTTAAGGTTGGCAATACTTCAGATGTAATCCAACGTTTAAACCGTTTTGCTGATTCGAGTTTGCTGCTGAATATTAATGCGTATAGTCCTGATTCATTTATAAAAGTTACGTTAGTTTGATAATTTGAACCTGGTTGCTGAAATGGCAATGTGGTTTTATCTTCTGAATCTACTTTCTTAGAAACAGCACTTGAAGGGTCTGCATATCCTAAAATCTCAGCCACATCTTTTCCTACAAAATATGGTTCTCCGTCTATTTCTAACGTTCTGACTGGTAATCGTTCGAAATTAAATACTTGTAAACTGTTCATTTTCATAACCTCCATGTGATATAATTAAGTTGTTCATTTTCATAACTGTTTTTTCTTAAACCGCTTCTAAACTGCGAATTTAGATGCGGTTTTTTATTTGTCTTGTAATAACTTTCCTGCATCAGTACCTCCATAGATGATTAGCATTAAGAAAAACATGATTGTAACCGTTAAAGCTAATGGATCCATCGAAGTGTTAATAGCCATGCAGTAAATTAAGCTAATTGCAAATGCTGATAATGTAAGTAGCGCTTGTATAATAATCGCTAATAAATACTTCATTTTTGTCTCTCCTTTATTAATTTTTTAAATACTTCTAAGCATTCTGGATATAAATACAAAACTCTCGCTCCATGTTTAACTGTTATTTCCACGAACTCCTGCTGGTTTGTATATTGATTTGTTAAAGTTGTTTTACTTAAACCTGTCAATTCAATTAACTTCTTCATATCTACCGCAGCATACATGTGCTTACAATCATTCAACTTTTCTTCAACTTTCTTCATCACAAGTTCTTCAATGAATTCATCAGGAATTGATATTTGCATAATTTACCTCCTTAAAATTATTACGAAGTCTCATAAATGCGACTCAATTTATAAAAAAAATAGAGATTGATTCCTTTTTTGTTAGTTTCAATATTTTAACAATAGTTTCTATTTCACCTATCGTAAAATTATTACCATTATCTTTCATTTTTCTGTATAAGGTGCTTCTGCCCATACCGATTTTCTCAGCAAATTGTTCAAGATTATAACCTTTACTTGCAATCATTTTTTTTAGTTCTTTAATATCTACCATATTCCACTCCTTTTAAGTCTCATTTGTGCGACTTCGTAATTTAATAATAGCATAGCCATGCTTAAAGTCAATAATTTAGTTGCATAAATGAAACATTTTATTGTTGCAAAAATGAAACGTAAAATTTATAATGAACTTGTAGACAAAAAGACTACTAGGAGGATTTTTATGTGTGTCGGTGCAAGAATTAAAAAATTAAGAATAAAGAGAAATGTATCTGCCGACGATTTAGCTAAAGCTGTTGGAGTATCAAGAGCAACTATTTTTAGGTATGAAAATGGTGATATTGAAAAAATGCCAGCTACTACTCTCGAAAAAATTGCAAAGTATTTATTTACTACACCAGCATATTTAATGGGTTGGGAAGAAGATAACTCTAATTCTAATGATCACAATGAGATTGCTGAGACAATAGCTGCCCATATTGATGATGATGCCACTGAAGAAGAAATAGAAGAAATATTAGCATACATAGAAATGAGACGCAATTTAAGAAATAATCGAAATAAGTAAGGAGTTGTGAAGATGCAACTTAGAGAGAGATTATTGGATCCTTATCCAAACATGGTAATTGAATATGATGAAGATATGCCTGTTAAAATGGGAGGATTATACGAAAGATACTTTGAATATCCTAACGGGATTATCACTTTAGCAGATAGACTTAATTATTATATGCAAAATGGTCACTTAGCTGAAGAAATCGGGCATCATGAAACTTCATATGGTGATATCACTAATGCATATAGACGACAATATAATGTTGATGCAGCAAGACAAGAATTAAGAGCTAGAAGATATGGCCACAAACTTATATTACCCTTAGAACGATTAATTAAATGCTATGAACATGGGCATTGGGGAGATATATACGAAATGTGCCTTTGCTTAGAAATAGATCGTAGTCACTTTAAGAATATTATTGATGATTATAAAAGTAAGTTTGGACAATATGTAAAATACGATGGTTACAGGATACAATTTGAACCTTTAAAAATTGAAGAATATTAATTTAGATATTCGGCTCTACAGCCTTTATCATAAATATAAAATTTAAGGAGATGGTTGTTTTGGCAAAAAAGAAAGATGAAGTGTATTATGATGAACAAGGTGAAAAAGTCATTGTAAAAAAAGACAGTAAAGCTAAATGGTTTTTATTAGGTTGTGGCCTTCCGTTATTATTATTAATTGGTATTGCTGTATTATTTACAGCTTGTACTGGAAGCGTAGTAAATGAAGTTGATAAGGACATTAAAAAAACTGAAAAGAAACAAGACGATGTCGCTAAAAAGAAATACAAATTAGGAGATACAGTTGATGCTGGTGGCGTTAAAGTAAAAATTACAAATATTGAATTTGTACAACCTGATAACGATACTATCTCTCCTGAAAATGGTAAAATCTTAAAAATCACTTCAGAAGCAAAAAATGAAACTGATGAACAAGTTTTATATTCAGATAGTGATATGAATGTAAGTGTAAATGGCAAAAACTATGGTGCTTATTCAGGTATGGTTGAAGATTCAAACAGTGGATTTACTGAACAAATCAACAATGGAAATACTGCCGGCGGATACCAATATTATGATGTTCCAGAAGCTGATGAATATGTAATAGAACTTGATTATATGCCTTCTTTTACATCATATAAAGCTAAATATTACATTAAATCTTCTGAAATTAAAAATGCTCAATAAAATTAAATAATAAGGGTGTGTTCAACGTACCCTTATTTTTTATACTCAAATTTAGAAAGGAAGATGATCATGGCCTCTATCGATAAGAAAAATGGTAAATATAGAGTGCGTGTCAGTTATTTTGATGAAAATAATAAACGTAAATTCTTATCACGATCTGGTATAGATACAAAGTCACAAGCAAATAGAATCGCTCATGAATTAGAAGCTAACAAAGAAAAATATATAAAAAAGTCGGTTGCCCCTACTCTAAAAGATTATGTCGATAAATATATTGAAATTTATAGAGTTGGTAAAGTATCAGAATCAAGTGTAGAAATTGATAAATATTCAGCAAAGCGTTTGTTTAGCACACGAAAGAAAATTGTTGAAAATGATAAAGTCAAATATATTGATGTACCGCTTCATAATCCTGATATTAGAATCGATAAAGTAACAAATATGATGCACCAGGAAGTAATCAATAAACTGATTGATGCAGGTAAAAGCATATCAACACTTAAAAAGACTAACTCACTGATGTATAGAGTAATGGAAAAAGCAAGATATGATGGTTATATTACATTTAATCCTGCTGAATTTATTGAATACAAAGTTAAAGATACAGCAAAAAAAGCTGAGTATATCCCACATGATAAAATCGAGCCATTTCTTACTGATGTAAAACGAAGAAATATATATCACTATTATCTATTCAGACTTATAATCGAAACTGGTTTACGTGTTGGTGAAGCTTGTGCATTGACTTGGCAGGATATTGATAGAGTAAACAATATAATACATGTTAAAAAATCTTATGATCAGAAAAGAAATAAACTTGGTAATACGAAAACAAAAAATCATAGAGACATATACATTACTAAATCTCTATCGGTTGAATTATTTAAATTAATGCAAATCCATAATGCTAACAAAATTAACTATGAAAGTGTTTATAGCAATGACAATAACTTTATATTCGTTGATGATATTGGAAAACCTATTTCACGTTCATCAATTCATAACACGATGATCTACTGCAGCAAGAAAGTACTTGGACATCAAATATCAGTTCATAAATTAAGACACACACATGCTACGTTATTACTAGAATCAAATGTACCGATTAAGGTTATCCAGGAACGCCTGGGACACCAAAGTCTAGAAATGACAGAAAAAACATATGCGCATGTGACACCGAAATTAAAGACAGAGTCTCTAAAAGACTTCGAAAAATATATTAAAAATGTTTTCTAA